CAGGAAACCAGCTTCAGTATAAACATGATTATGAATCACAACTATTATTCTAATATGTATATTTATGAAGAAAGGTATTATTTTTGATCTTGATCAAACTTTAGTAGACTCAAATATTGCTAAGTCGTATAGAAGTGCTCGCAATTGGAATATGGTTTATTCACTGATTCCTAAATTTGTATTATATGAAACTTATGACAAAGTATTTGAATTTATAAGAGATAATGATTTAAAAGTTGGAATTGTGAGTAAAGCTCCTTCTACTTATGTAAGGAAAGTGTTAAATCACTTCAATATACCTTTTGATACAGTTGTTGCTTATCATGATGTTAAATTGCAAAAGCCAAACTCGGAAGGAATGAATTTAGCATTGACTCAATTAGGTTTAAGTGCGGAAGATGTTATTTCTTTTGGAGATGAGGTTAGTGATGTGATAGCTTCAAATGGAGCAGGAATTGAAAGCGTAGCTTGTTTATGGGGAAGTGCTAATGAAGAGTCATTGTTAAGATCAGATGCTGACCATGTAATTCATACTCCTAATGAGATAATATCTCTATTAAAATAGTATTATGTATTAGAGAGAGGTAGCCGAATATAAGCTACCTATGTCTATTCCCCTTTGACTAGTTAGACCTGAACTTGAATTCCGGTGATGAGGATGATCTATAAATCGCAGTATTACCCTATAAGCATATACAATATAATGGCAACTGTTGCTGCTGTTGCTAAAATATAAATCATTTTGTTTTTCTTGAGTTCATCTATTTGTGCTTTTTGCGATTCAATAATGGCATCTTTGTTTTTGATCATATTATGATGATTTTTGTTGGACTCTAATTGGCCCTCTATCCGCTTTCTAGTACCTTTGGCTAATTTAGCAAGGTGGTATCCTGTGTCAGTTGGATTGTTTTTGTATTCACTAACGAATGATCTCAATAGAATGTTTGAATCTCCATGCCCCACTCCTGAAAATATGGGAGTATTACATTCTAATATAGAGTTGATGACTTCACAATTACTGAAGAAATCCAGTCCTTCACCGCCTCCTCTTAAAATGAAAATTGCATCATACTTTTGGGAATCTAGACTATTTATAGAATGCGTAAATTCTTGCACATTACCAAAATTACATTGAACCTCATGACAGTCATACATGCTTATTCCTGAACCTAATG